TTTCTCAACATTGAACAAGTAGCACCCCGTGTATTGACAGGAATAGGCGAAACCGTTAACGTAGACGACTTCAACATCGTAACGGGTATTGGAAAATACAGAGGCTGTTTCGTTCGTATGCGCAAACGAAGTGAAGACGACACGAACCTGCCTTTTGATACCCTCTTTTTGGCTAACGGTGCGGGTTGGCGACCTACCGAAACGGCGGGTGATTTCAGCTACAGCAACAAGCCGTTTGGCATTATCGGCAGTTACCCAGAGAAAATCAACGAACCCGACAGCGGTGGCATTCACGGCAAACTGACCATTCATCTTTTAGGTGGCAGACAGCCTATTTATGTAGGTTTCCGTTACGTAGACAACGATTATAACATCGTTCAGCCGACAGAAAGTTTAATAGGCAGACGGCTTTACATACACGGCAAACAGGTAAACGTTGGTGGAACCAACTATATCGTTCCAGTGGCTTCGCTAACGGCTGTTACTGGTGTAGACCCGTTTTATGTAGACGACGTTCTTTTGTCGGCAACACTGGTTAACGATTTGGTCGGTTCCCAGAGAGACTTAGGTTGGGTCGTTTTGGCTTTAGACCACAACTTTATCAGCGAACCGTATTGGTATTCGTAGTTTGTTTGTTGTTGTTTTGGTTTTCCGTTTGGGGTAGCCTGACGGCTACTCCAAACGTTGAAAAAATCGTCATTGTTAGGTATAATAATTACATGCGGGGGTGATATTGATAATGGCAAAGCAACCGCCTTTAGGCACAGGCGAAAGGTTTAAGCAGCTAACCGCCAAACTCAGGCGTCGTGGCGTAGACGACCCAGAGGCTTTAGCTGCGTGGATTGGCAGGAAAAAGTATGGCAAAAAGCGTTTCCAAGAGTTAGCCCAGAAGGGTCGGAAACGCTAAAATAGGGGGTGAAGATTTATGATAACAAGCGGACAGCTTAACTTGTTGCGTGTGGGTCTTACTGAAATCTTAATGCGTGAGTTTCAGAAGCCCAACATTTACGGTCGCATTTACGAGGTAGATACGTCAGACAAAGAATACGAGGAGTATCAGCACATTGTCGGTTTGCCTTCGCTTCCTGAATGGGACAGCGACGGCGCAGAGTTACCGTTTGTAACGGCTTCTAACGGTTACAAAGTGTTGTTTGTGCATAAGGATTACGGTTACGCTTGGGCGATTTCAAAGCGACTGATGCGTGGAGACCAGTATCAGGTTGTAAGCGGACGCCTGACGCGAACTGCTGTTAGGGCGTCTCAGAACACCATTGAACTGTTGACCACTGCTTTTTATGCTACTAATCCGACTTGGGTGGACGGGAAGCCGTTGTTTGCGACCGACCATCCGTTTGAGGGCGGAACTTATAGCAACCGACTGAATGCTGCTTTAGACGACATCTCTTTAGCTGAAGCCTTGAGACTGTTCCGCAGGGCTGTTGATTGGCGTGGCAACCCGATTATGATTGAACCTGCCGTTTTGATGGTTCCGCCTGAGTTGGAAGTGAGGGCAAAGGTTCTGGTAGGCAGCATGGCGTATCCGTCCGCTTCAGGTTCGCCGTTCCAAGCCAATGCGGGAACCGTTAACCCGTTTAAGGGCACTTTAGACGTCATTGTCAATCCTTATTTGACCGACACCAACGACTGGTTCATCTTTGCGTCGCCTGAAATCGGTTCTCTGAAGTTCTTCTGGAGACAGAAGCCTGAAATCGTGACAGAAAGAGACTTCCGCACACAGGGCATTATGAATGCCATTACAATGGCGTTCAGCTTCGGTGCAGTAGACGTTCTCGGTATGGTAGGTTCCAGTGTGGCTTAGCGTTGACGGGGATGGCGGTCTAGAAAAACGAAGAAAAGGGGGAACTGGTAACAATGATAGAAAGCATTTACGAATGGGATTTTTCTTGGATAAGCGTTTTAGCTGGTGCTATCGGCGGTTTCGTCAACGCCGTAGTCTCCAGCGACGCTTTTGTTCTTCCGTCTGTTAGCGGACGCAAAATCTTTTGGGCGTCGTTAAAATCCGTGATTGTTGGTGCTTTCGTTGGTTTTGTGGTAAACACACATCCTGTTTTCTCTGCCCTCATGGGCTACAGTGGAACAGATGTGTTGCACATGGTGGAACGCAAAATCAGAAAGAGACTAGGCGACGGCGAAGCGGAGACTGACACCCATGCTTGAACGTCTTTTCAAAAAGCACCTTCGCAAATGGTTAGAAGAGAGGGCTTTACGGTTACCCGTGTCGGAACGAAAGAAAATAGCCCAGAGGCTTCGTGTGGACGAAGAGTTAGTCCAAGCCGTTGAAGAAGCTATTGTCATTGAAGTTATTCGCAGATTAGATTTGTAACTGCCCCTGAGTTTTTCG